GCGAGGAACGCCTTACGGGTCGGCTTGTCGACGTCGTCCAGCTCGCGCGACGTCATTGAGCGCCCACCCTTGGTGGCCTTGGCGACCTCGCCGCGGATCGCCTCGTGGTAGAGGACGCACAGCTCTCCAGCGATCTTGCGCTTGTGGTGTGCCACGTTGTCACGCTCCGGTTTGTCTCGAACTTCAGATTGTGGTGTCGAAGCACGGACAGAAATCACTCTGTGTCCGTAGCGCACGCGGGACACGAGAGTCAAGTTGCTTGCTACCAAGTATCTATGCGTTCGCAGTTGTCGACAGCTTGTGGACAGAGATCGTCGACGGTGAGTCCACAGCTGTCCACAGGGATCTTTTATGCAGCGACGACTTCGAATCCTTCGTTCTCGTAAAGAACAAGTCGCTCTTGACTATGACGGCTCAACCACTTGTGCGTCTGGTCGCTGAAGTCAATCACGTTGAGACGGTTGTCTCCGGCCTTGCGCCGAAGGCCACGGCCGATCTTCTGCAGCACAGCCGCAGCTGACTGACCGCCGTCAGCGATGATGAGCGCGCGTACGGACGGGATGTCGACGCCTTCACCAAAGATCGGCGACGCGACGAGCACGTGGACCTTGCCCTCGGTGAGTCGGACCTTCTGGCGCTCGACTTCGGACGTCGGCATCTGTCCGTGTACGAACGCGTGCTTGATATTCGCAAGACGCAGCATCTCCGCGAGGTTGTCGCCATGCCACAGCTCCTTCACGATGATGAGCGTCGGCCACTTCTTGCCCGCGAAGGTCGCTGCCCAATCCACGATGAACTGGTTGCGGTGTGCGTTGAGGACGATGCCCTCCTTGTACACGCTCTGCCAGTCGAGATCGGTGTCGAGCTTCGGCTCGTTGACTTCGACCATGAGGATGGTGGGCTTCGCGTTGACGCCGAGGTCGATCAGCTCCTGGTTCGTGACCTTCGCGACGACCGCTCCGAACGCGGACTCGACCATCAGACCCTTGCCATCCGCGAGCCCGAACGGTGTGCCTGACATGCCGTACCTCCAGGGTGCGTCGATGCGCTGCACGAGCCGGTAGAACGACTTCGCGGACGCGTGGTGCGTCTCGTCGAGGAACAGCAGCTCGATCGTCTTGAGGTACTTCGCGATGATCCTCTTCTGCGCTGTTCCGTTGACTCGGGTGAGGCTCTGCACGGTCGCGATCGTGATGTGCTTCGGCTCGAAACGACCGTCACCGATGACACCGATGTGTTCCTCGATCGTGCCTAGGCGGAGAGCGATGCGCTCGCGCGCTTGGTTGAGGAGCTGCTTGGTGTGGACGAGGAACAAGGTGCGCTTCTCGACGAGCGTCTTGATGATCGCCGCGGCGATCTCGGTCTTGCCTGCTCCGGTCGCGCAATGCAGGAGACCAGATCCCTTCTCCAGCGCCGCGTGGATCACCTTCATCTGGTCTGGTCGGAGGGTGATGCCCGACAGCATGTCGCGCAGGACGCGGTTGCCGGAGTACGGACCAGGCAGTCGCTTGCGCTCGTCCCTGGTCTTCATGACCTTGTAGCCGGCCTCGCGGAGCAGCTTCTTCACGCGAGGCATGATCCCCTTGGGGAACGTGCGCCCATCCGCGTAGAACATGTGCCGGCGTCCGTCCCACTTCCCGGGTTGGACCGCCGTGTTGAAGCGGGCGTTCTTGTTCTCGATGGCGAGCGCGTCGTCGAGAAGATTGATGATGCGCTTGCGTGCCTTCACACGCAGCTTCTTCTTGTCGCAACCCGGGTAGCGGAAGCTGACCACGCACCTTGAGTTGCTCAAGATGGTGACCGTGGCTCGTCGCTCCTCAGGCTCCTTCACATGACGACGTTAGTCCATCAGTAGTGGTACCGTCAATCACATGCCGCCCTTGAAGACCATCGACGCCAGACTCTCCGAAGTGAAAATCGTCGGAAAGTTTAGCTGTTGGAGGCTCCCAAAGAAGCCGCATTGGTCAGGCTACGTCCACATCTGGCAAGGTTCACATCAACGCGTCGCACACCGAGTGATCTATGAATACTTGATCGGGTTCGTCAAAAAAGGCCTCGAACTTGATCACCTCTGCAGAAACCGTTGGTGCTGCAACCCGGATCACCTCGAACAGGTCACACGAAAAGTGAATGTGATGCGTGGACTAGTGCCAGGGATACGAACGACACGTTGCCCTCAAGGACACCTGTATGAAGGAGACAACCTCTATGTGAGACCAAATGGTCATCGAAGCTGCAGAACCTGCACGCGGGATAGTGTTCGGCGCTACTGCGCCAAACACCCGAAGCGTTCGCGAGAAGCGAAAGCGCGATGGAGACTCAAGAACCGACAGAAAACAATTGGACCCTCACAGTAGTCTGAACTGTTGGAGTTCTTGCAATTGACAGTGCTGTGTAGGGTACTGATTGGCTCATCAAGAAAAGGAAACCGTCGATCGCGATCGGCGACGCGGCACCGGCAGCGCTCGTGAGCTTGGCGATGATGGGGTTTGCCACCGCCAAGGTGCCGGCCGGATTCCCCGGCGTCGGTGGGAGCCCGAGGTTTGGCATGACCTTGATGATGATGACGTTCGCCCCGAACGGCAGCGAGCCAAACGAGATCGCGGTGTCGCCGTCTGCGACGAGCGTGTACTCGTCCTCCTTGCGAGCAGAGCACGCCATCTGCTCCAGGACGTCGGAGATCCAGAACGGGTTGGACGAGCTGTCGAGGTAAGGGACGGGCTCCGAGTACTTGAAGCGACCGGAGAACTGGACTGTGCCTGAGATCGTCATGTCGGCTCCTAGATGAACGAAGTAGTGACCGCGGGATCAATCGTGAATGGCGTGTTGGCGATCACCTGGTAGCGCTTGTTGGTCGTGATCTGGACCCACGCGTCGCACCAGTACGTCTGCTCGGGGTCGAGCCCTGCGGTGTCTGCCGGGTCGATGAAGACCTGCGCCTGTCCGATCGCGAGCCCGGTCTGTGGGAGGGTGATGAGGATCTGGCCGTCGACGCCGCCAGCCGCGAGGTTCTTCTTCGCGATGATCGCGTTGACGTCTTCCACGCGGTTCTTGACGGTGAACCAGACCTTTGCCCCGGTGATGTCGATCGGGACGTTGGTGGTCTGGTTGGTCACCGTCAGGAGGAACGTCCCGCTCTCTCCGCGCGTGATGTGGAGAGTCGTCGAGCCATCGCACGCTGTGCAGCTCACGAGATCGTGCCTTTCAGACCGTTCATGGTCACGATGGTACCACCAAGCTCGACGCCTTCTGACATGCCTGCTTTGAGAGCGTCGGTGTTGATGAACAGGCCCGCGACGCTGTCGCGGAGCGTCATCGTGGCCGCGAGCTGCCCGAGGCTCTTGATGGACGCGATCAGGTTCGGGCCGGGCGTGATGAACGGAGGCAGGCCGGACGACCAGTCCTCAGGTCCAAGGAGCGGTTCCGGCTGCTTCCAGAGCGGGAACGTGTACTGCGGCCATGCCGTGCTCTCGTCGACGGCGACCGAGAGCACCCTCTCGTCCCCTTGGATGATGAGGACGTCCCGCGGCAGGAACGCGATCGGCCACGGTGGGACGCGATCCTCTTCGTGCGGAACGATCACGGAAGTAGCGTCGTCCGTGAACGTTGGGAGCGACTGGATCGCAGGCCACGTGATGGAGATACGGACTATGTCGTCATCGACCGTCGTGCGCGCGATCGACTCATCTGGGTCAATCGATGCCAGCGTCGACGATGCAAGAGGTGACGTCGGCAACGTGCGACGATCCTCTTCTTCGACCGTAGACCTTGCGATTGACTCATCGAGGTCAGTGAGTGCGATGGTCGACTGATTTAGCTGCTGCGTCGGTAACGTACGGACGTCGTCGTCGCTGTTCGCGGTGGTCGGAGCCACCGAATCCTCACGGTCGAATAGCTGGGTCGACGACGTTGCCAACGGAAGTGTCGGCAGAGTGCGGACGTCCTCTTCGCCGACGACCGTGGCTGTGTTCGCGATCGGCAGCGAGTCGTCGTTGTCGACGAGCTGGATGACTGAAGCGGCGAGCAGCTGCGTCGGTTGAGCGCGGACGTCGTCCTCGGCGGTCGACACGCTAGGCGCGAGCGAGTCGTCGTTGTCCGCGAGTTGGATAACCGAAGCTGCGAGTGGCTGCACCGTGACGTTGGCGCGAACGTCGTCTTCAGCGGTAGCGAGCGAGGGCGCAAGCGCAGATTCGAGGTCGACGAGCGCGACTACCGAAGCGTCGAGCGGAACGGTGACACCGGCCCGTCGGTCTTCTTCCTCGACCGTGGATCGAGCGACGGCTTCTTCTGGATCTGTGATGGCGACCGCGGATGCCATCAACGCCGAGGTCGGCAGCGTGCGTACGTCGTCTTCAGCTGTAGACAGCGGAGAAGCGACCTCATCGTTGCTGTCGACCAATTGGACAGTTGATGGTGTGAGCCAAGCGGTGGTGCCAGCTCGACGGTCTTCTTCCTCGACGAAGATCTTCACGACCGCTTCGTCAGGGTCGATGATCGACAACTGTGATGAGGCAAACGGCGCGGTGACACCGACCCGCACGTCATCTTCAGATGTCGATGATGTCGTGGCGACGCTCAGCTCGTCGTTGTTGTCCGCGAGCTGGACTAGGCTCTGTGTTAAGAGCGACGTGACACCGGCGCGAACGTCGTCTTCAGCGGTAGCGAGCGAAGGTGCAAGCTCATCGTTGTTGTCACTGAGCTGCGTGCCGCTCGCGGTGATCGGCTGCGTCGTGACGTTCGGACGGACATCGTCTTCGGCGGTGGATAGAGACGGAGCAAGTTCGTCGTTGTTGTCGGCGAACTGAGTCGACGATGGAGCGAGCGCCGTCGTGATCCCTGCGCGGATATCGCTCTCTTCGACCGTTGAACGAGCAACCGCAGATTCGAGATCGACAAGCGCAACGACCGAAGCATCGAGCGGAACGGTGATGCCTGCTCGGCGGTCTTCTTCTTCGACGGTAGATGCGGCGATGGCCTCGTAGACGTCCGTACTCGCGATGACCGACAGGGCCAGCGGAGGCGTTGGTTGCGTGCGGACGTCATCTTCACCAGTCGTGATGCTTGGTGCGAAGTCTTCGAGGTCGGCTTTCGCAATAACAGATGCGTCGAGTGGAGGCGTGATGCTCGCGTGGACGTCATCGTCGGCAGGCTGCGTCGCGGCGGCGGGTGTCGGATACTCATCCGTGTCGATGAGCACCTGCGACCGGATTTCCCACACGAGCGTCGCCAGCATGCGAACGTCGCGGATGTCACGATCTTCGCCCGGAGCTGTCGCTGCTACGGAGCCCGGAGCCTCGTTCGTGTCGATGAGGGCAGCGCGGCTCGCGTCGAGCGCGGCCTGCATCACGACGAGACGTTGCGAGCCTCCGTCGTCCATCGGTGCGGACTGCGGCAGCAGCCACTTCGCGGCGGTGATGACTGTCGTCGTGTTGCTGACGATCGCGTCGTGCGTCGTGATCAACGCACCCGGCGAGTTCCACTGCGAGCCGGGCATGCGCCCGCCGACGGTGCCGCCTGAGATCCCGACACGGAACCCAGCGCGCCCGCGTACTAGGTTCACTAGCTACTCCAGCCGACGTTCAGGTTCGCGTTCCACTGATGACCCACAACTTCGAGCATCATGGCGAGCGTGAGGCAGGCACCGTCTTTGATCTGGGGCAACGCGTTCGCGCCAGTGACGAAGTCGAAGCTGTGGCGCGCCTCGGTGCCGCCGCTCGCATGAAACCAGGCGAGTTGGAAACCGAGGATGTGATTGATCGTGTCGGTGACGGTGCTGGCCATCGTTAGGGAGTCGAGCTGCTTCACGCCGCTGTCACCATTCACGAGCGGAGCGTTTAATACAGAACGCAGGTTCGTGTTCAAGAGACCCATCGCGGTGATCGCCGGAGTTCCATCAGATGGCACCGTGGAGTCGCTCATCTCGACCATCGTGACAGGCACGGCCTGACCTGCGGTGCCTCCGATGCTCGTGTACTTGTACGTGGTGAAGTTGATCAATCCCGTCAGCGCGCTGTTCGCGCAGTTCATGATCTGCAGACCAGGGTCGCCTGCGCCGATGTACCTGAGCGCGGTGTTCGTGTTCGTGAAGTTGGTTGGCGTCGACGTGACCACGCACGCGTCGTACGAGATCACCATGTCGTACAAGACGGCCACTGGGTTGTCTGATGACGCGGTAGCTCCCGAGAAGAACCCGGTGCTGAGCAGGTGCTTGGTCTTCGGCGACACGTTGCCGCCGTGCATCATCGCGCCTTGTTCAGTGTCGTCGTGACGACGCGCCGTGAACGTAGTCCCATTCCACAGCCCGGCGCATGGGTATCCGCCGACGGCGTAGTAGTGGCACCACGCGTTCGCGGTGGCGGCTGTTCCGTAGTTCGACTTGAACCACAAGACCTGTCGAAGAGATCCGTTGTTCGTGACCTGGTTGATGATGTCGTCGACTGACGGAAACCCAAGAAGCAAACCATTGCGGTCGATCCACGTCCGCATCCACGGCTTGTGATGAAGCGTGACCGCACAGTTCTCTCTGAACGACCAGCCACACCAGCCGACGATCCGACCCTCGTAGACGATCGGCATCAAGCGCCCGACCGCATACGCGTTCTTGGCGACGTTGCGGGCTACGCGTTCGAGATCGTGATCGCTCGTGCGCGTTCGTCGTGCGACGTGGATGGCTGGAGCTGGGTGCATCATCCGTGTGCCATCTTCACGTGACCAAAGACGCCAGAGCCCGTCCCGTTGACCGTCTGAGTCAGGACCGACAGACACGCGTCGTCGTAGACACGCTCCATCGCACGCATGGTCTTGTGCAGCTCGACGGCAAGCTCTGAACCGCCCATCACCGGAATCACTGCGATCGGGTGGATCAGCGCCCAGCACGTCGTACCGGTGTTGATGACGCTCGCGGTGAAGGACTCGACTTTTCGCACGCCGGAGCAGTTCGCTGCGAGCGGTAGTACTGGCGTGAAAATTATGAGGCTCAACGTGTCGAAGGGCACGCAGACCGATGCTGCTTTAGTGGTCGTAGGTGCCGGAGCGCTCGTGAAGTAGTTCTGCGTGTAGCCCGGCGTCTGCGACACGGCAGCGTTGCCCTGGTTGTCGGTGAACGTCATCGCCGACAGCGTCGATGCCACGGCACCAAACGCTGCGCTGGCCGAGACGGACACGAGGAGACCTTCCTGTCCCGCGGCGACGTAGCGCAGAGGAGGTAGCGTGTTGTCGAGCGTTGTGATGCTCGTCGTGATCGAGCAACCGTCGTACGTCGCGACTCGGTCGTAGAGAATCATCGTGCAGATGTTCTCGGCGACGGTCATCGACATGTTCCAGCCGACGACGTGTCGCGTCTGGCTCGTCGCCGGAATTAATGGCCCGGTCCAGAGGCCGCCTGCCGTCGTGTTGTCGAACTGACGAAGGGTGTTCGCAGTGCCCGCGTACGTGCCGGCTGCTGATGAGCCTTGGCAGCACCACAGGTCTTCCCAGATCTGACCAGTGCCACCAGTCGAGTTGTCCTTCCAGATGAAGACGCGGGTGTGTGCCCCGTTCTTGATCTGCTGACGCATGTTGGGGATGTCTTGGAAGCCGCACCACTGCTTGTGTGTGAGCGGCGCGACTTCGGTGCCGACACCACCGGCGTATCCGCGGACTGCCGCGACGACCTGACCGTCGTGCATCGCGGGCATCCACCGCGGGATCCCGCGTGCGCTGAAGGCCGCCTGCGTGATCGAACGTTCGACAGCAGACGGGTTCCACCGGCTCTTTGCGAGCGTGCGCACGTGCGGCGCGTGTTGGACATCCATCACGTGGATCCAAACTCCATCATTCCATGGAGGAACGCAGGCGTCGCAGTCACGTGGCTGTTCGTCATGAGCGACAGGCAAGCGTCGTCGTAGATCCGCTTGTTGATCGCTTCGAGCCCCGATAGGAACTCGTAGTCCGACACCATCCCTTGGATCGCAACGTCCGTGTTCAGCATCAGCGGGAACTGAAGCACGAAGCTGTTCGTGCCCGTCGGCGCGGCCGAGAACGTGAAGTTCGTGATCGACCTGACGCCGAGGTCACCCGCTTGAAGGTTGAGGTAGATCTGCCCGAGGTTCTTCGTCGTGATTCCGTTCTGCTGGATGATGCCTAGCGCGCCAAGCGTTGAAGTCGGCGCTGCGATGCTCGGGATCACGGTCAGCGTCGGCGTCGTCGGTACGGTTTGCCCGCCAGTGCCTGCCTGGTTGGCATACGTGAGCACCGTCAGGTTCGCCGCGGTCGAGCTGTGGACGGTCTGGCCTTCGATGAAGATCTGAAGCCCGGGGTCGCCTGTCGAGATGTAGCGCGTTGCTGGGAGCGTGTTCGTCATCGACTGCGAGCCCGCGGTCATCGTGCACGAGTCGTACGCGAGCACGCGGTCGTAGATCAGCGTGGCCAGCATCGTCGCGTCTTCGTTGAAACACGCGGCGCGCTTGAGGTACTTCTTCTGCGGCGAGACTGCCGGGCCCGTGTACAACGCGCCTGGTGTTGACGCTGTGAACGGACGCGCGGTGAGCGCGGTACCAGACCAGTTGCCAGCCTGCGGGATTCCGCTGCAGCCCCATGTGTCGTACCAGCAGTCGATCACGATCGACGTGCTGATGAAGTCCATGAAGTAGATCGGTCCGTACTGCTTGCCGCCCGACGACTTCGCGACTGCGTCGTCGTACGACCCGTACGGAACATCGGTGCCGAGGATCAGCGTCCGGTTGTTTTCCGGATCGCCCTTCATGTTCGCGATGACGCGCCCACCGTGCATGATGGCCACCCATGCGCGTTCGTTGCGCCACACGTGCGCCGCTCGCACGATCGCGCGAGCATCATCGCATTCGCTGTAGCGCGCCTTACGCCGCACTTTATGGATCGCAGGCGCGAGCTGCACCTAGGTGCTCCAACCGAAGCGGATGCTCCCCTGGAGGGTGTAGAGAGTCGTCGCGACCTGGTAGGCCATCATCGCGATGCACGCTCCGTCGAAGATCTGCTCCAGCTCTGGGATCTGGTAGACGCAGTCCATCTCTGTCGGACTGGCCGCGACGGGAAGCATCACCTCGGTGATTGGGTGTACCAGTGCGAACGTGACCGTGCCGGTATTCGCGGCACTTGGCGTGTAGTCGTTGATCAGTCGGGTGCCGTAGTCGTTCTTGGCAAGTGGCAGGAACGGTCCCCAGCAAGGAGTCGCGCCCGTGCTCGGTGCGATCACGCGTGCACCAAGTGTCGCGGTAGGCGCTGCACCAGAGACCACGATGTTCACCGTCGGTGTCGTCGGCATGGTCTGCAGCGCGATGCCTTGATCGTTCGTGTATCGAAGCTGCGTGAAGGTTACGGCGGTGGCTCCATTCACCGTGCAGACGCAGCAGATGATCAAAAGTCCCGGGGCTCCAGCGTTGTAACGCGCCGCCACGTTCGTGTTGGTCATCGTCTCGTTGACGGAGGCCGAGTACGGATTCTGGTCGTACGACACCACGCGGTCGTAGAGCATGAGCATCGGCGTGTTTGCCGTCGTCACAGCCCACTTCGACAACATGTGCTTGGTTGCCGTCGACACGTTGCCGCGGTGGCTGATCGCGCCGGTGCTCGCGTCGGTAAAGATGTTCGCGGTCTTCGCTGTGCCGTTGATCAGGCCAGAGGCTGGATTGCCGGCGACCGGCCAGAGATCGTACCAAGTGTTCGCAACGCCGGTCGTCGTCGGCGTCTTCGCGAAGTACGTCCGGCCAAACTGCCCTGCGGAGAGTGCGTTGATGAGGTTGTTCGAGTCGATGAATGGCATCAGCCGCATCTCGTCGTCGCTCGGCCAAGGCATCTCGTAGAAGCTCTTGAGCGCGGCGAGGTTCTGTCCCTGCTGCCGTCGACGTGGTAGCCGCATGAAGCGGACGTTGTCCGAGAACGGACCACGTCCCTGCGCGATGCCGATCACGCGGCGCGCGGCAGTGATGAACACGGGATGCAGACAGCCCGTTACCATCTCGATGCCCCTGACCATCGCCTTGACCTCGAAGTCGTGGTCGTAGATCGAGCGCGGCAGCACGCCGAGGACGTGGGGCGAACGGAAATCGTGTTGCGTGATCACGAGACGACCGCCGCAGGCCGGTACCAGATCGTCGTGACGTCGAGCGCTCCGCACAACGATCGGAACGCGTCCAAGTCAGCTTTGGATGACCCACCCATGTCAGGAAGGTCGTCCAGATCGCATGCGTCAGAGAGCCACGTCGTCGGATCGTCGGATGGCTCGTGTCCGTCTTGCGCGTACCACACGTGCAGCGCCGCGCCATTCGACGTCGGCTCCGACATGAGCTGCAGCAAGCGAGGATAGGTCGCGAACAGCTGCGCGACTTGTGTGTCCAACATTGAGCCTCCTAGACGACAATACAACAGCGCGGCAGAAGCAGTATGCCTCCACCGCACGGTTCAGCCGGAGGCTGCCTAGAGCTATTCCTGGTGGTCGAAGCTGAACTCGTAGTTCAGCGACGCGGTGCCAGAGGCATCCAAGCCGGAGACGCTCTGCGCACCGCCGCCTTCGAGCACGCGCCCGGCGTCGACGTTCGGCATCGTCCAGCCGCCGAGGTTGGTACCCGAGCAGCCGGTGATGAGGTCGTTGATCCGGGTGGTCCCCGAGGTGGGGCGCGAGGCAGCTGTCGCCTTCGCCGCCTGGAAGCCTGGATCGACCGGAGTCGGCGTGATGCCGGTGCCCGCGGTCGAAGCGGTACCCCATCGAACCATGCGCATGACGATGCCTGAGAGCTGCGTGAGGCCAGCTCCCTTGCCGAGCATCGAGATCGCAGCGAACACCGCGTTACGAACGCCGGGCTTCAGGAAGAAAGCCTCGGTCTCGGTGTTCGGGGTGCCACTCGTCGTGAGGTTACCGGCGGTCGCGAGAGATGAACGATAGACCATCATTGTTTGCATGCTCCTTTTGCTAGCGCGAAGGCTAGCTGCGTGGCCACCAACGACCCGGGGTCTGTTGGTCGGTCTCGGTCTTCGCCTGCTTCGCACCGGTGTAACCACCGTGGATCTGCGAATGAGTGGTGCCACCTTCATCGGTGAACTCGGTGTGCATCGACAAGTCGACGGTCTCCGCGTCGTACGAGTCCTTGGCGGGCAGACCATTCACGAGGGTCTGCCCCTTGGTGACGGTGGCCGGCACCTTGTCGCCATCGTCATCACAGAACCAAACCTTGTCTCTTGCCTTCGCCATGTTCATCTCCTCTTGAGAAAATTACCCTCGCTCCTGAGGAGCGACTGCAGCCAGTGGTTCGGATCCTTCAAAGCATCCGCGACTTCGGTGACCGTCATCTCACGCCCAAGACGTTCGAGCTGCTCCTGCCGAGCGACTTCCCAGAACTTCTCCTGCGGGACGATCATGAGGCCGACCACGTCGGTCCACTTCTCGGCGCAACCGTTCTGGTGTGCGTCGCAGAGGTAGAACGCGAAGTCCTTCGATGGCTCCGGGACGTGCCCTCCGTCGACACCACAGTTCGCGCAGAAGATCGGGATCCACTTGACCCCGTTCCGCATCTGGTCGCCCTTGATCTCGCGCGCCACGCTCGATGGCAGCACGTTCGAGATCAACGGGTCGCGAGTGATCACCTCTCCGCTCACCGTGGGGAGGTCGTTGGACTGTTTGTCGAGGTCGAGCATCCGGGGTCGCTTGACAAACAGCCTACAGCAGGAGCCTCAAGGGTTCAACCTTGCCGCGGGGGTCCTCTAGAGCATCCCGAGCAGCCAGTGGAGGATCCCGCCGGAACCGATCAAGGTGAGCCCGGTGAGGATGGCCTTGGTGACGCGTTTCCGCTTCTCCGCACCTGCGTTGATCGTGTCGAGCTGCTTCGACTCCTTGACTTTGATGTCGGCCAGCTCATTCGCCGTTCCGACCTCGCCGTGCATCTTCATGACGTCCAGCGTGAACGTCTGCTTCTCCTTCGCTGCATCGAGCTGCAACCCGATCATCTTGTCGACCTTGACGTCCATCGAGCTGACCTTGCTGACGACCGACGTGACCTGCGATTCGACGTTGGACAACCGCTGCGTCGTGGTGCCTTGAAAGTCGGCGTTGACCTTCTCGACGTCCTTCAGCTTGACCGCAAGGTCCTCGTTGGACACCGACCCGGGGATCGGCGGAGGCGTCGGATCATGGCGATCCGGCTTCGACGACGCGATGACGTGAGGGACCGGGATCTCGAATGGTCCGGTTCTCGGACGAGGAAACCCACCGTAGTCCTTGTGCTGACGTTGGGGCGGCTTCTTGTCTTCGTCCATACAGCTCCTCGGACGTTCAAGCACTTACGATCGCGTACGCTTCCCATTGAACGGTAGCAGCTGACGCTTGCACCGTGAAGAACGGGATCTCGCCGGCCCACTCCCTGTCGACGCCGGGCTTGAGGGTGATCTGTGTGTCGTCCAGGAAGCTCACCAGGAGGTTGTTGGTGGCATCCGTGTTGAAGATGCGCAGGTAGCGCGCGTACGTAGTAGCCGGTGCGATCGGCGTCCCGCCGAGCTGTCGGCCCTTTGGAACTGGGATCTGCACGCGGACCGCGGTCACAGCCGCAGGACCAGGCTGACCAGCGGGTGCGCCGGTCCGGCCGTTGATGTTCACTGGTGTTCCTCGGACTGCGAGCATGGGACCTCCTACGGGTGCTAAAGCAGCATAAACGTTGCCGGCTATTGCTGCAACCTCGGGGTGATCAGCGTCATCGTAAATCGTACGGACGAATTACCTTGTTAATTTGTACGGACGATTTATAGTTCACCCATGACAAAACCAGGCCCCAAGCCGCGTGATGGCAAGACTTCGCTCGATCGGATCGAGATTCGCGTCAGCAAAAACGAGCGCAAGCGCTGGCAGGCGTTCGCTAACAAACGAGGCGCTACGCTCGCCACAGTGATCCGAGAGAGCGTCGAGCTGACGATTCGTGGTGGCTTGCTCGTCCTAGCGATCATGACTGCAGCTTGTGTAGACGTCGACCAGAAGGCCCCGCCGATGACCGAGCCCGGCAACTACTCTGTGACGTGGAGCGCCTACGGCAAGAGCGACTCGGTGGGTTGGCCCGGTCCCGTGATCTGCACGGCTGATGGTGTTGGCAGCTCGCCAGCGAACCAGCGATGCCCGTTCGAGTTGAACTCGACCACGCTCTCGATCTTGCCGAGCTTGACCGACATCATCTGGCACGACCCAAGCGGAGCGACCAAGGCCGATCCTCAGGTGTTCGATGCAGTCGGCGGGCTGGTGCTCGCAGCTCGACAAGACAACAACGAGTCGCGTCTTGCGACGACGTTAGAGCTAGTCGAGCCCACAGACAGCTGGACCGGTGACATCGTCTGGAAGCTCGACAACACGATGGGTAACACCACGTGGCACGTGGTCATCAAACTTAGGAACTAGACCGTGTCGCTCGACAGGATGTGCATGTACTGGCAGCGGACCCGACCGAGCGTCCAGATGAAACTGGATGTGTTCAGGAGGATCTCGCCGAAGTAGATCTTCACTTTGTCTGGAGTCCAAGACGCCGCGGTGATCGTCGTGATCAACGCGCCATTGATGAAGAAACGCGCCGTCATCGTGTTGGCAGCTGCCGAGCTGTTGTTGGAGCCGACCAACTCGATCCGGAATCGATAGAGCGTGGAGGTCGCTACGACGATGCCAGAGTCGGTGTCCGTGGTGAGGGTGTTGGCCAAGTAGAACTGGCAGCGCCAGTTTGGATGCGAGGACCTGAAGTAGAAGACAAAGCGTGTGTTGTTGCCGGCGCCATTGGCGAACACAAAACCAAAAGCATTGTCGTCGGTGAGCACCGGCAACGCTGCTGGTGTGAGCACCGTCCCTTCGAGTACGACGCACGCGTTGTTGTCGACGTAGTTCAAGAACTGCGATGACAGCCCAGGAGGGGTGATCGTCGTCGTGCCAGACGTGACAGCCAGACTTCTCTGCGTGAATGCAGCCGTCGGATCTGCAGGCACCGCTCCGCCGCCGCTGCCGCCGCCAGCTGAAAACGACCAGTCGCTAGAGAGCGCAGCGGCACGCCAGTTCTCTTCGATCTCGGAATAGTTGCCGGTCTCGAAACCGAGGTGATCGAACACGACCCTGGGGTGTCCCTGGTAGTTCGCGAATTGAAAGATCGAGTGCATCGTTGCTTCGAGCGCGTTGTCGAATATGCCTGCGCTGATCTTCTCGAAGAGAAACTGAACGCTCGACTGCGGCGACTGGTAGGCCCCGAAGTTGTTCGCTGCCGTTGGTGTCAGGAACGCAGAGCCGGCCCAAGCATGTTGGCCGATCTGGTAGAGGGCAGCGACGATGAGGCCGTGCAGATGCGCGATGGATCCGTTCGCGGCGTTGCCTTGCGGCGCGGTGGTTGGTGCAAGCACGCTCGTGAGCCTGTTCACCGCGTACTGTCCGTTGGGTGCATTGACGACGTCGTAGCCGGTCATCGTGATGACGCCGGCAGTGTTGATCGCGACGCCGAGGAAGCAGAGCGGTGTCGTCTGACCGTTGACGACGTCGGTCGACACGATCGAGGTCTGGTCGCCGCTGCGGACCCAGTAGCCGACGTCGCCTTTGAGCTGCGTCGGGATCGCATTTGGTGCTTCCGCGTATGGAGACGTCACCGAGATGAAACGACGCACAACCGTCGATGCATTGTCTTCGATGAAGTACGCGTAGATCTGCGAAGAGCCTGCCGCCAACGTGAGGTCGACGGTGATCCCGTTCTCCTTGATGAGCATCCGCCCGTTGGAGTCGAAGGCGACACCGACTGGAGACTGCACGCGGACCTTGTTGTCGCTGCCCGATGTCGGGTTGAGGGTCAGCCCGAAGCCTTGGAAGATGAGACCCACCGGTGTGCTGCTACCAACGTTGCGCGGTGCCGCTGCAATCGCGCGAGAGAACGCGTCAAGGAATCCGCGTGGGGACGATGACAAGGCGTCAGCGTCGACCGTGTCGAGGCGCTCGTTGGCCTGCGTGCGGACTCGCGAAGGATTTAAAATATCCCCAGCCGACATTAGATGCGCCTCCAGGTTCGACTGATATAGCCAGCGCTCATATGATCTCCAACCTGACTACGATACCAGCCGTGCGCACGAGCAGGTCTAGATAGAACTGCACCACCTGGTAGAGCCCGGTGCCCGTGAGGTAGATCCGGTCGCTGTGAGAGGGCGTTACGGCAGTATCCGCCACCTCCTGTGAAAGCAAGAATGGTTGACCGACTTGACCACCGGGAACGTCAGTGGTGCTGATCACCACCGTGGTGACGTTCGTGAAGTTGTTGAAGAAGAGGGATGACACGACACGCGTCTGGAAGACGTTGTTGATGCTGATGACTACCTGGACATTTAACGGGACGTCCTTCGTTGCATCTCCAACCACGCTGAGCGTGTTCGTAGCGGGACCAGCCGCCGTCGAGTACGTCGAGTTGAAACCGCCGGTGGCGAGGTACTTGCCTCGATAGCTGTCGATGAGGTCGCCAGGTACTTCGAGGTAGAAGCGCCCACCACCGGTCGGCAGCGTAGCTGCGCTCACCTGGACGGTGGCGACGCCTGCGGCGAACGCGTAGCTCGTCACCGTGTAGGTCGTCCAGATGCCGAGCGCCGTCTCCACGTAGATGTTGAGTCCGACGATCGTGACCGCGCTCGACAAGCTGAGGTCGAAGTCGGTCGTGAACGTGTTCGACGGCCCTGCGGGTACTCGCGCGAAGCCGCTCGCTCCGTGCAGGTAGGCCGAGATCTCAGGACTTGAGAGGAGCGCGATCGGGATCTCGATGATCACCTCGTTAGCGTTGACCTCGTAGACCTTCCACGATCTGCCGATGGCAGCATTCACTGCCTCCTGTGTGCCGAACACCGCGGTGAGCAACGCGTAGTACGATAGGAGGACCTGCTTGGGCAGCCACGCGAGCGCCTTGATGATGCCGCGATACAGCTCGTCGTCCTGCGTGTCCTCCGGTCGAGGCACGCCGTGGTTGTTGCCGACCGCGTCGAGCTGCGTGCTGACGGCGTAGTTCACCAACAGCGCCTGACGGAGCAGGTCGATCTGACTGGAAGTGGCGTCGGAAGATCCCATGTCTAGACCCTATCCCTCATCAGGCAGGAAGTCGTCCGCACCGAAGAGGCCTCCGATGATGTTGTCGCTCTGGCCGATTACCGTCAGGATCTTGCCGATCTGCGAGTTGAAGTCTTGCTTGTACGGAGGAGGTAGCATGTGGCGCATCACCTTCGCCCCGTAGCTGTCGTTCGTCGCGCTGATCACGTCGAGCGCCTGTGGCGGCGACACGATCAACCCGAGCGACGCGGTGATGTTCGTGACCCCTGCAGAAATGCCGGTCACGAGACCAGTGGCGCTCACCGTCGCGACGCCAGGAATAGAACTCACCCACGTCGCAGTCGAAGTGAGATCGGATGTGTGCGTGTCGCTGAACGTGCCGGTTGCAACCATCTGTTGCGTGCCAGGCAAGGTGATGGTCGAGCCACCTGGCGTGACTGCGATCGATGTGAGAACCACAGCACCGCTGGCCACCGTCACGACTTGCGCAGGGCTCGTTGCAATCGACGCGTTGAAGCTCGTGAACGACGCGGTGATGTTCGCCGTGCCCGCAGCGACGCCGGTAACGAGCCCGGTCGCGCTGACCGTCGCCTTCGTGGGATCCGAGCTGAGCCACGTGGCGGTCGCGGTGCAGTCGTACGTCGACCCGTCGGCACGCGTGGCCGTCGCGGTCATCTGTTGCGTGGCGAGTGGTGCGATCGAGAAGCTCGTCGGCGTGACCGCGATCGATGTGACCGCAGGGCCGTTTTTTAGTCGGTCCTGGAGTGTCGCGATATTCGCATCGGAGTATTCAGCCGCTGCACCATTCCACGTCGCCCCATAGAGGTACGTTGCGGCTGCGCTGCCAGTGACGGCACCCCCAAAAAACGGGATCGCATTTGAAACCGCTGCGTACGTACCTACGATCGTTTCCAACTCCGTAAAGCATTTGCTGGTCAGCGCAGTCTGATTGACGCGAATCAGGATGGGGTGAAATCCCGCTGCGTACGTTGATCCACCTGGAGTCCCAACCCATTGGAGCGCTCCGGTCGCCAGCAAACGCAGCTCTCCTTGTGCATAGACAACGGTCCGTCCAGATGACGGGGCTACGTTATTTAGCGCTACATAAACGAGCTGCAACGTGGACTGATTGATCGCTGCGTGGCTTCCTATTTCGACAAACGGTTGATTATCAGGGAATGAAAATCCGAGACGTGACCAGCCCGCTACCGCCTGATGATACGAAGGGAACCCACCTGTTGCGCCTAGCGGATCGGTACCTATTGCATCGGTGATCGGATCGCTCGCATCGCCACATCCGTGAAGCGCGAAGTTAGGAATCGCGAGCGAAGTACCAGAGAGCAGTGATGTCCACTCGGCACCACTTGCAGGAACCCACCATCCCGATGTTGCGTCGCGAGTGACGATCGACATTAGGGTGTGCTGTTACCGATCGTGTCGGTAGCAGAAACATCGAATGAGGTCACGAGTGGGAACGATCCGACAGGCCAACCACCGTCGCGCAGGATCGTGAACGTGAACCCACCGCCTACGGTCGTGACCCGCGTGTTCACGCCATTCGTGTAATAGGCACCGAACCGATTGCCCGTGTGGATGGCCTCGTCTCCGATGATCCCTGGGAAGTGAGCGTCGATCCACGCCTTGCGTAGAGGAACACCACTGGTCGGTGTGATCGTGACGACGACCGGTGTGTTGGCCGTCGCCGGCGGCAACGACGTCGCGATCGTGATCACCGGCGGGTTCACCGAGGGTGCGAAGTGCGCGAGGTTCTGGAGGACGCCGCCGCCCCACGGGTTCGAGAAGAACACGCCGACGCCTGGCGTGTTCATGAGCGGTCCGTCGAGCTGCGTCGCCATTTAGGCCATCACCGGGTTAGTGACTCCATCCCACGGCCAAAGCATTCCACCTTTCGTCGTGACGAACTGGTTTGAGCCGTAGACATCGCCATCGTTCGCGCCGGACGTGCGGCCGAGCCACCAGTCGAACAAGTTTCCGATCGGACCTTGCGCCCCAGTAGTGATGCTGCCGATTGCCCACGGAAAGATCGGGTAACCAGATGCACCCTGCAGCTCAGTCTTGATGTTTCCCCAAGTCGTGTTCGAGATGACGGCGCCTTGACCGAACATCTCCATTCCGCCTAGCGCCTGAATGTTATGGCCATTCGCGAGCGCGAGACCGCCACAGGTGTTGGCTGAGTACAGCGTCGCGAAAAGCGCATTCCAGTTGACCGCGGTGGAAGGATCGAATTGGAAGCCCCAGACCGGAGGCGAAAACGTCACGCTGACCGTGCGCGACTGGACGATCTCAACTCCCCAAACTGAGCCGACGAAAGAACCGCCAGATGCCACGAGCACGCGGAACATCTTGTGCGTCGAGTCGACCATGCATGACCACACGCGATCGCCTGACGTGGTCGCTCCGATCAGCGTGAACGCGCTCGTGCTGATCAGCTCGTCGGTCGCAGTTGGCTTCTGATTCGAAGTACCAGCAGCCACGTAGTGCCCACCAGGTGAGAACGCAACCGTAGCCGCGTCATCGGTGGCTCCTTTATACGTGATCAGGGTGTCGACACCGCTGGCGTCAGTGAGCACGATCCACGACTGCGCAGCGCCCGCAGAAGCGTTACGCGTTTGGAAATTGGTCTTGGATGCGATGCGATCGACGGCATCCATCGCGCCAGTCGTGCCATCACATGATCCCTTGACGACATAGCCCTGGGTCTTGAGGTAGGCCTTCACGCCAAAGACAAGACTTGAGAGCCCGTCGATGAGCGAGACGTATGCGATGCGGTTGTTCAACGAGAACAACCAGGTCTTCTGCAGTGTGGGAAGGCTCATCTGATCTCCTATACGACGCTGATGTTAGACGCGGTGATACGAACGAGCGTGCCGCTCGGGATAGAGACGTTGGCCGGAGGTGTGAGGACCTGCGTGTCCGAGATGCCAGGCAGCGCCATGACGGTGGTGATCACCTCGGCGATGACGATGTCGTCACCGATGCCGAGAGCATTCACGTAGGTCTCGACGGCGACCTGCACAGAGGACGTGACCTGCGTGACCGTGAAGCCACGTGCAGGCACGACCAAGATCACGAACGCTTGTGCTTGTGTCGTCGGGACAGCGACGAGCACCTGCGACCCAGCAGCGCGGTATCCCGGAAAATCGTTGAAGTCAGCCGGGTCGCCGTTGACCGACCGTTGGACGAACGCGGAGAGCCCGCTGGAGTACAGGTAGGCACCGAGCGACGGAGAAGCGCCATCCGACGCGGCTACGAGCCCGTCGTGCAAGGCGAGCGCGTTCGTCAGCTCCAGGTCGCCCGTGGACTGGTTGAACTGGAAGTCGGTGCCAGGAATGAGCGGAGCGGCGAAGTTGTAGACCGAATAGACGCCCGCGCTCGGGATGTCGCCGGTGGTGAAGATGAAACGCACCGACGTGTTAGATGAGATCTGTCGGAACTGGTTGTCGATGGTCTTCAACCACATCCCGGCGAACGCATTCACCACCATGGACTGTGTGGTGTCTTCAAGGAAGTTGGTCCCGGTCGACGTCGACACGCCGCGGATGGTGACTGCGCTGGAGAACAGCCGTGGCGCGAGCGGCGCGGTCGTCGAGTAGTTGTACGGAGGTCCGAACGTGCCGAGCTTGCCGCGTTTGTCACCGACGGAAGCATCGGCGATGATCACGTCGCGACCGAGGAACGGCTGCTGCATCAAGGAGAACGCGCTCGTGCCATCAGTGATGAAGAGGATGCTTCGGCCAGGGAGCACCGGCTCGACGATCTGCACGAAGGCGACGGACGCTCCGGTGTTCGGATCGGTGAGTCCCTTGACGAACGTCGTGATCGCGAGCGGCGTGCCTCGCGACAAGCTCTGCAGGAAGTCCTTGAGGCGCTGTCTGAAGTCATCGTCGCTCTCGCGATCCGTGCCGCGCGTGGCCGACGCAGGGTTCGTGACGGTGGCGTTCGCGAACGGTGGTGTCGTCCACTTCGTGATCTGGTTGGAGCCGACGCGCGTAGCTGCTCCGACGAGCAGAGACTGCACTGGGATGAGCCCTGACACGAAGTCGCCGTCGAACAGCGTGCCCGCCTGCGTGACGCTGAAGTTGACCTGCGCTGAGGATAGCGTCGGAGGAACGTACGGCTGTGAGCCCGTCGCGATCGCGAAGTCAGTGCCGGTCGTGCCCTGGATGACGACCGAGCCGATCGAGTGCACGAACGTAGCTGGAGTGCCGAGCGCCAACACGTCGCCGACTCTCGTGAACGCGATCTTCTCCTGCGTCGTGAGTCCACGATCGAAGATGACTGTGCCAGCTGCAAGCCACGCCGCTCCGGTCCCAGCGAGCAAGGTGACGACGGAGGTGCCGACGTTGACCAACGACGCGATCGTCGTCCGGATCGAGACGCTCACCACAGGTTCGTTAGCGGCGTGACTCCGTTGCAGCACGTTCGACCCACTAGAGAGGACGACCGTGAAGATGTTGCCGATGCGCGTGTAGATCAGGTCTTCTTCGTTAGCCGTGCCTGCCGAGATCGTGATCGCACCAGAGGTCGGGAACAGACTGCCGTTGGTGACGTTGAACGAAGTCACGCCGTAGTTGACGTCCGCGAAGATGGTCGTGGTCTGAAGGAACGTACCGTTGCCAACGACGATGTCGGTGACGCTCGTGTTCGCCGGAAGGCGACGCAACGACGTGAGGATGTCCGAACCGATCTCGACGGCGCGTTGGTCGAGGTCGTCTCCACGACACTTGTCGAGCGAGAACAGGTTGAGCAACCGACTCATCTGCACGTACTGCGCGGCGTCGGAGAGCGCAGAGCACTCCAAGGTCGTGCGAATCCCGGAGCCTGGCAAGAGGTCGACGTCAGGACCGAGGCTCGTCGGCGCACGTGCGTGCGCGAACATGTTCGCGATGATCTCGGGAAAAGTTAAAAAACGTAGAGCGGTCGTCATGTTCCAACCTGGACCGAGATCGGTCGAGAGATGCGAGAGTCGATGGGTTGTATCTCCGCGGTCAAGGTCGTCGTGTCACCGACGTCGGCATACTGGATGTTTCGCACCTTGCCGACGCGAGGATCGGCGAGCAGCGATCGTCGAGTGAAGAACGAGTTCAACACGAACACGCTGCCAGTCACGGGACGACCGACCGGAGCAGGCAACCCGTATGACTTGTGGAACGGGTGAGAGCCGATCGGGCAGCGCGCGCGGAGCGTGATCGCTTGGATGAAATTGTCGAACCCGGTCGCCGCGGCGAAGTCTCCCTGCGCGCCGATCGCGAAGTCGCCGCGACCATTGCTATCGAAGACCACGAGGAAGTCCGTGCCGTAGGCGCGTGCGGCAGGCGTCATCGGACGACGCGGTTGGAACGTGTTGTACGTGATGATGTACGTCGTCACGCTCGGCGTGATCGTGATCGTCCAATTGCCGTTGAGCGTTAGCTGGGTCGCCGTGTTGCCGTTGGCGATGAGCGTCTGCGTCGAACCACCGATCGTCGCCGTGACCGAGTAGCCCGTCCATTGGTTGGGCAGCCATGCAGCGGTGATGTCGATCAGCTGACTCGGCAATGAGGCCGTCGAGACCGTGCCGCCTGCGGTTGGGACCACCGACGTGTCGACCGCTCCTGCGATCGTCGTCCCTGTCGTCGTCGAAGTCGTCGACGGGATGAGGATGCTCTCACCCCACGCGAGCGTGTTCGCCCGCTTCTGCGACGTGCTCGCCACGATGAACGGGAACTCCAATCGGTTGATGAGCACCAGGTCAACGAACCGTTGGATCGATCCTAGAGTCCGCCGAGCGATCGCGTAGATGTCTTCTCCGTTGTTGATGATGACCGTGGTGTACTGGTTGTTGCCGGCCAAGCTGTCGACGTCGGTGATGAGGCCCAACCCAGACGTGCCGATGAACGGGCTCGCGTCCGGCGATCCTGTGCTCCGAGCTGTCGGCTGCATGAGGTCGGTCGTCGATCCTTGCTTCCCTCTGCCCTGCGAGAAGCGTTGGTTCGTGTCGACCACGTCCTGCTGCGGCAGGGACCCGATTGTCGTAGCGAGAGCCGACCCGAGGTGATCGACGAGCGGGCGAACTTCGAGGCACCACTCGTTGATCTCTTGGTTGATGTTGTCGGGCGCTAATCGATCTGCCGTGGCCCACAGAAAGTCTAGTTCCGAGCTGGCGTCGAAGAGGAGCGAGAGCGCCAGGTTGAGCTGCCCTAGGAACACGTCGTTCACTGCCGTGAGGATCCCGACGACGCTGTTGATCTTGCCGAGCACCACCTGAAACGATTGCTGCACGACCGCGTCACAATGATCTACGAAAGCGAGCGCGCTGTTCACCATGTCTGTCAGGCGCGACGCGGTGTCGAGCAGAGGCTTCTGGGTCGTGCGAGGGCCGTTGGCTCCGAGGACTCTCGGAAGGACCTTGAACGAGTTGTCGCTGACGAAGACTGCACCGTTCTGTGGATCGCTGTACTCGATGCACTTGAAGCCGATGTTGTAGTCGTACGACATCGGCCGGCGACTCGACCGCTGCATGTCGAACGACTCCGGCTCGATCAGCCAGAAGTCATCGTTCTTGTAGTCGAAGAAGTGCATCGCGACGTCGAGGTTGCCTTGCCGACGTTCGTCACCGTACATGCGGAACAAGTAGCGGAGCTTGATGAACTGCAGGTAGCCGGAGAGCCGACCGAGCTGGTCGTCGAGGTCCGGGTTGTTCGGGATCAACGCGCCGTACGGAGGGTTGAGCGGCTCTGCTGCCTGTCGAAGCAGAGGCAACAATCCGGTGGTGCCCGAGATGGATCCCATCTTCAGGACTTGGCCTTTGCTCTCGATCACCTTTCCACCATCTTGCATCACCGTGACGACGGTCGCGTATGGCTCGCGGAGCGAGATCTGCTGCGGCAGGGAGAGCACCACGAACCGATTCGCAAGGTCGCCGGCGAGGCCAGTGCCCGATGTTGTCGCGTTCGGATCTACAGCCGAGACGTCATCGTCTGCTCGCAGCATGCAGAAGACGTACTTGTAAGCCTTCGCGTAGCGAATGCCGGTCGAGTCGTCAGGAGGCTGTGTTGGGATGAACGGCATGATCAGGTGATCGGCGAAGTGACAGGACCAGGGAAAGTTACACTACCTCCCACGAGAACTTGATTGAAGAAGTTCGTGGCGACGACGTTGGTAGCAGCGGCTTGAGTGGCGTCCGAAGCTGTGTTCGTGATGAACGTCGATGACAAGAGCGCTTGCAGGCCAGCATGCGGCGGCGGAACGATCGCAGCCGCGGCTGCGAACGACGTCGCCAGCCCGCCCGCGACCGCGGTCCAGAAAGCTTGCACGGCAGCAGTCAGCACGGCAGCGCCTGCGCCAGGCATGCTCATGCCGGTGAGCGCCGACAGCATCGCGGCTTTCCCAAGCGCGACGCCGGCGATCGTGATCGGCACCGCGCCGGCAACCGCATCAGTCGCGAAGACGCCGTACGCGTTGGCCAACGCCACGGCAGCCGACAGCTCGGACGCCGAAGGCACGAGGTTGAGGAGCTGCGTGGCGAGCACGCTCTGCGACATCGTCACGTCTGCTCCTTCTGCGTGAAGGCCATGTCGCTCAGCAGCGTGTCGAGCGCTGCCTTCAGGCTGGTGAGGGTGGTCGCCGACGGAGGGAGCATCGGACCTGATGGGCCAACGCCGGTCGGGTACGTCGCGGAGAGGAGCGCGTCGATCAGGTTCGACGCGAACGTCTTGAACTGCTGACCGAGGACGAGGTTCTCCGTCGCGCCTTGGTCACCGATGAACACGTCCTTGCCAGATGCAGGTTTCACCTGCACGTCGCCGCTCGTCAACAGCGTCACCACCGATCCGCTCTTGTGAGTGATGACGTACTGACCGTCTTTCTGGATCTCGATCGTCGTGCCCTTGTGCTGCGTGAGGCGGCGTTCTCCTTGAGCAGCCGTAGCTCCGTACGCAACCGATCCAGAATGCCGGAACGCGCCGATGATGACGGGGCGAGAGCGAGAACCTTGGATGAAACCGACGTACACCTGATCGCCATCGACGATGTTCGCCGGCGTCTGCTCGTTGACGAGCGACCCTGAAGCACCGACCGTCCCTGGCAGGAGCGACATCGACGGACGAAGCGTGTTGTCGTCGCCGTCGTCCACACCACCCATCGCGGATAGCTGACGCGCGCCGGGATACAGCTCGCTCGTGGTGAGGTCACGCACCGTGTACTCGACGAACCGCTTCGACCGGTTGTTCGGATCGTCGACGTAGTAACGCGCGACGATCACCATCTCGCGTTGGTCGAGAATCGAGAAGTGCGCGCGCTGTCCGGTGAGCGCAGTAGCACTCCTTCCGGATCCGGTCTGGATCGGTGAGCCGTCGTAAGACCACTCGGTCATCCGCCGAGCCCCGGGATGACACCCTGCTTGAAGTTTGCGAACCCAGGTGCTGCTGGCGCAGCAACTTCCGGCTCAGGCGTGCTAACGGTGAAGCTGTCGTGCTGGAAGTCGGTGGCGACCACCGCAGGCGCTGGCCACTGACGCCCACGCGTGAGCGTGAACGTGGATCTGCTGCCGCCAGGATCCTTGACGAAGGAGTGCTGCACGCCTTGGACGTAGAAGTCGAACTGCTGGCCGTTCTCCTTGTTGAGCCGTAGACGCGTTCCGCAACGGATGCTCGGCTTGAATCGCATCGACATCTGCCCCGCGTACCAATACTCGTTCTGTGCGAACCACGAGGTGAGGAGATCGGTGTAGTGGTTGAAGACGTCGCTGAAGTCCGTCTTCGTGTTCCCGCTGTTGAAGGTGAGTGAGCCAGCGCTCGACGTGAACATGTAACGCGTCTCGGCGTCCATGCGACGAAAGCCGAAGTTCGCGATCGACTGAGGGACGATGCGGAGGCCGGAGATCACCTCCTGCATCTTGACGTCGATGTTGGGGAATCGAATGCGGAACCAGTTGAAGACGTCGTGTGAAGACCGCGCGATCTCCAATGAGTCGATCTCGGTGGAGTCGACCTCGGTGTACGGCAGCTTGAAGAATGCCGTGTCGTCGTACGGACGCTGCCGCAAGACCAGAGCCGCGACCGATGCCCCGTCTTCGAGGAGGGCGTTGGATCCAGCGGCTCCACCGGTCTGCGTGACGTTGGCCCTGAACAGGTTGCTTTCGAGCGCCTTCTGTACCGCTTGATCCTGGTTGTTCACGTCATCTGGATTCGTCGAGAAGTACGTGTCCAGCGAGTTGTTCGACTGGTAGTCGCTGAAGTCACGTTCCTGTTGATTGACGTCGCGGATGTCGACGAAGAACTCGTTGATCAACGTGTTGGCGTAGCTCTCCAAGAGCGACCACACGTTGCCGGCCTGGATGATCCCTGGCGGCTCTGCGAGCGAGTAGAAGGGCATCGGGTTCTGGACGTAGGTCGTGACGTCGATCAACGAAACGAGCTGCGTCAGCTGACTGAGGGTGCCGTCGCTGCCATCGCTACCATCGATCGTCTCCGTGCCTCCAGGCGACATCTTCCACTGAAGCTCGTTGAGCTTGCTGCCGGATTCGCTCTTGTCGTAGAGGAGTAGCAACAGGATGAGGATGTTCTCCATCGGGCTCAACGCGTTCTGCTTCTTGTCGCCGAACAACCTGCCGATGTACTCGCCGGTGAACATCGCGTTCTCCAGCACGGCGAACGCTTGATCCATGACGGTCGACGACTCGGACAGGATGACAGCCAGGTCCCTAGCCGCAACGCTGATGACCTTGACGGTCGCCATGTTCTGAACGGTTGTGGACTCGGATACGCGATCGATGATCGCGATGGTAGCGAGGGTGCCGGAGAACCAGCTGTTCGGGTCGTAGGTGCCAGCGTCGTCCATGTACACGAACAGCAGGTCCCCAGGAAAGACGGTCTCCAGGTAGTCGACGCCGCCCGGACGCGGTTTGAGCTGGAAGCTCAACGTGCCGTTGACTCCGTCGATGTCCTTCGACCACGTGCACGAGAGCACGTCGCTCGACTCCTCGCCGAGCCAGGACACGCCGCCTTTCTTCTTGAAGGTGTCGTTCAAGTCGGCAGGCGTCGTCGCTCCGGTGGCCAGGATGTCGACCTGCTTGAGGACGTCGTTCGCGCTGAACTGCGACGTGCGAGGCACGTGCAGGATGTTGCAGGTGTTGTTGACGCGACGAGCACCTCCTGCCGAAGTGGTGATCTTCTTCGTCACCGCTTGGCTCCGTTGTTCGAGCCTGGTGCTGAGACGACATGAGGACTAGAGCTGCGGACCACGTGACCAGGCGGAGTCGTGACTTCGATCTTGTGGATGACTTCGATGTTGTTCGCGTTGTTGAGGGCGCGATGTGCCTGGTTCTCGGCGTCAGGCACTCGCAGGTTGCCATGGAGGGTCTTCGACGTGCTCTCCGCGTTGTAGAACTCATCCCACGAACCGGCGTCTCGACCACCGTGGTGGCTCCTGTAGTCGGACATGCCAGCAGCGCTGAAGCCGGAGCCTCCGTGCTGGTACTTCATCATGTGGAGACGACCCTCTTCCTTCCAAGCAGTGGGAGTCAGCTGCTTCGCCGCCTTGTAATACTTGGCGGCGAGCTTCGTCGATGCCTCCAGAGACAACTTCTTGTCCGACGACATCCGCACCCACTCAGCCTGGGAGTAGCCAAGCTCTTTAGCTTCCTCAAGCGTGACCTGACCAAACCCTCGTGCGCCTGTGCCGCTTTCTCCGCGCCCGTGATCCCTCGACTGGATGTCGCCGCCAGACTCCATCCTGAACCAGCTGTACATCGTCTCGACGGGAACACCGACGGTCTCGGCTGCAGACTGGATGTCGGTAGCCGTCAACGAACCGATCCCACCAGCACCACCACCTCCACCTCCGCCTCCTCCACCGCCTCCAGAAGCTCCTCTGACGACGCCAGGACCACCTGGCTCTTGGATCGCCGGAGTATTGTTTTTCGCACCTCCGATAAGAAAATGAAGTATGCCGCCGGCTGACAGGTCAGAGACGCGTTCCTTCATGGTCTCGGCGATGCGTGGACCCATCGCGATCCCGACTATTTGAGTAAACAGGTCGTCGTCAGGCGCGATCGCTCCGCGAGCGATCTTGTCGTTCGCCGCGCTCACTCCATCGCCGAACAAGTTTCCACCGCCGATCGACTTCTTCTTGCGAAGAAGGTCCATGAACTTCAGCTGCGAGATGCCTCGGTGATACATGTTTGCAGCACCGGCAGCGCCTTCGAGCCCGTCCTCGCTCGGCGAATTCATGTACGCCTGCACCGCTGGGAGTCCCATGACGTCGTTGACGGCCATGTCATCCAGCTGCGGATCTGGAGTCTGTGCCGAGCGCGCCATGCGTGCGGTCGCTTTGAAGTAGTCGCCGCCGGTCAGGCTCATCGCGTTACGCAACGACAAGGCATCACCCGTGTCGCTCGTCGTGCCTTGGAGCGCAGCGGCCATCTGTTGAGACGACGCCGTGTCTCCCTTGAAACGATCGCCGAGCGATCCGATACCTGCCGCTTGATCGGTGATGCCCTTGAGAGAGACGTCCGTGTCGATGCTCTGCTGCGCCGTGCGTTGCCACATGGTCAGCATCTCTCCCCACCGACCACGTTCGAGACCCGTCTGCACCGCGACGCCGATCGCGCTAGCGAACGTGTCCATCTCCCTGCCGTCCTTGCCTCCACCTGCCTGACGAAATGCGCCTGCGGTCTGAGTGGCTGCGTCGCCCAGGCCGAGCGCGCCCTGCATGTTCATGACGGCGTCCATGCCGCCGTTGCCGCCGTAGCTGAGACCCTGCCGTGCACCACCGCGGAGCATCCCTGCGGTCTCTGCTCGCGAGAACCCGTACTTCTTCGTGAACTGCTCGAACGAACCACGGTTGTCACCTTCCTGCGGTGTCCACAGGTCGGTGAGGTTGTCCATCGCGCCTTTGCCGACGTCCCGGTACATCTCGTACTGCATGTTCTTGAACTGGTCGTTGCCCTTCAGCTCTCCCAAGAACGGATCGAGCATCGCGCCGGCGAGTTTGCCAACGACAGGGACTTGCTTCACCAAGCTCGTCACGGCTTGGAACACGTCCGTGCCATAGAAGCCGCCCATGAACATGTTCATGGACGAAGGCATCAGCGCCGACGCGAGGTCTCCGCCACGTGACAACGCCGCACCCATCCCGCCCGCGTTGGTGGAACCACCACCGCCTCCGCCGCCACCTCCACCTCCGCCGCCGGCGCCTCCGCCGCCACCTCCGGTCGACGTAGAGATGCCAGTGGAGCCAACACCTCCGATCGACAAGAACCCGACCGTGAGCGTCTTCTCGATGCGTTCGAGCGCGTCGATCACGCCACGGAAGCTGTCCTGCCCGCTGCCGGCTTGCGGCATCTGCGTAGCTGGCCCACCAGAGCCGAGGAGATTCGAGCCTAAGTTCTGCGACTCGAACGCCTTCTGCAGGATGCCCGTCGCCTCCGTGGCGCTCCGCTGCAGAGCCTCCACGTCGATGCCGAGCTGGATCTTTACGTCGTCAGCCATCACCCACCCGTGTAGTCGTCGTGGATGTCTTCAGGGGCCTCGGCGACAGCTTCGAGGACCTGGTGCTTCTCGCGGTACTTCTTCCGCGACTCTTCCTTGATCCTCTCGAACTGCTTCCGGGCCTCGTCGGACGTGAACGCCTCGTTGAAGTCGATCGGTTCTCCGAGCGCAGACTTCTCCTGCCACTTGTCGACGAGCGCATCACCGGTGCGATTGACGTAGCGTCCCGACTCTCTGACAGAGGCAGGAAATTCCATCACAGGGTTTTCTTCGATCTCGTCTTCGAGAAACTCGATCATCAGCTCCTCCAGCGTGTACTCGTTGAGCAGCGGATCCTTCCGCGGTCGGTTGTACTTCTTGCACCACCACCGCTGGAGCCACTCCACGCGGAGACGGGAACCAGCAGTCGCGCGCAGTACACGGAGGTCGTCATTCCACGCGTGGTTTACGAAAGGAATCCACCCACGACCTCACGTGGTCCCACACTTCACGCAGTGGGTCAGCGGTAAAGAAGTCTTCGGGCGTCCACCACTTGGGGTAGTCGATGAGGATGATCTGCAGGCTCGCGATCATCATGTGCAGGTTGTTGGTCTGGAAGGTGACCTTCTCGCCACCGTTCAACTTTGCCTGCAGCACCTCGATCTGGCCGAGCTGTCCGAGGTTCGGACGTTGCGCGGTGAAGGTGCCGACCTGGACCTTGCCGGTCTCCCTGTCCTTCCACGTCATGGTGAACGACGTGGTGTACTGGATCGTCTTGCCGTCACCGTTGACGTCGACGATGACGATGTCTCGCTCTTTTTTCTCGGCGGGATCTTGCACGCCTGAATCCGGCGACTCCGCCGGTACTGCTGCTACTACGCTCATTGTCATCTCCTCTGCTGCTCTTTCTGCCACCCATCCCAGACCGACACCCTCATATGCTCATGCGACCGTGGTCGCTCTCACGTCGCTACGGAGCGACTTCGGACTCGTCTCTCATCATCGTCGTCACGAACGTCACGTTCTGACCTACGATGCTGCGCGGCGCGATGTTGAAGTTGTAGCTCGCGGTCTTCACACCGTCGTACTGCGCGATGATCTTGCCACCGCTGCCTGCCTGCGAGTCGTCTTGGATGATCGCCTGCACACCTTGAACGCGGAAGATGTCGTTGAACTTCGGGAAGATCTGCTGCTGCTCCAACGAACCCGGCGAGTTGTTGTCGTTGCCTGCACCTGGAGAGACGGTGCGGAAGACCTGCGCCGACAAGGCAACGCGGAACCCGACCGGCACGAACTCGACCACTTCTAGGTGATCGAGGATGTTGACCGGCTCGTATTGGATCTCCTTCGAGCCCGAGACGCCCGAGGAGTATCCGACGATGTCACCGTTGAAGATGAACATGCACCGCGCGCCCGAGAAGACGCGGGTGCCTTGACCCAAAGGTAATGCTGGACGCGCCATCTCAGTTCATCTCCTTAGGTCGCCGCCCCGCTGATCTGAGCAGGAACGAGGACGATCGTGGTGAGCACGTAGTTGATGCCCGGGGTGGGTGTGACGGTGACAGCAACGGTCATCGTGTCACCGCTCAAGCCCCACGTGACGTTGCGCCATGCGTTGAGACGCTGTCCGTTCACGAGACTGTCGGTGATCGCGCCGGCGAGCTTCAGCGGCTGCATGACCGACGCGACGACAGCTGGAGTGGTGGACACGCGCTGGAGCGTCCCACCACGACCGACGAACGCATCCTGCAGCGCCTGACGGAGGTTGTAGGAGACCAGCTTCCAGATCTGGACGATGGTCTCCTCCGTGTACGCATCGTTGTTGAGCTTCGTGAACGTCGTGATCATCTTGTCGAAGCGGAAGCCCTTGCCCAAGATCGTGTTGAGCACGGAGACGCCGTTCAACTCCAACGACACGACGTTCGCATTGTTCGTCTCGGACCATGATGCATCCGAGCTGACGCCGAGCACGTTGGCGAACTTCCACGTGAGAGGTTCACCAAGCGGCGCGCCGGCACGCATGCCGGCAGCGACACACGCTGTAGACCACTCGGGGAAGAAGACCACTGCACCGTCGGAACTGCGAACGCGAACCGACTTCTCACCGAACAGCACCAAGTGCTCGCTGTTCTGGAGGTTGGCCGCGGTGATGAGCGCGGTGAGCGTGCCACCGATGCCAGCCCATCCTTGGACTTCGTTCTGTCCTGCCGTGCTCGACGCCTGCTTCGCGTAGGCGACGAGAGCGGCGAGCACCGACACGATCGTGAACGTGCCTTGCGCGGTGATCGCGTCCGCGGACGCAAGCGGTATCATCTGATTGATGCGCGTCGTCGACAACGCCGTGAAGCCCGTCACCCAATCAGAATTCGCAGACGTACCGCGCGTGCCGCCTGCGAGCGCCGTTGTCAGGAGCGGACCCGTGTAGGCCACTGCATTCAGCGTGAACGTCGAGCCGATGATCTGGCTGTTTGCGTTGATGTAGTTCGAGATGTCCGCGTTCTTCGAGAAGATCGAGGTCGGCGCAGTCTTGACGTCGACCGAAGTGACCGAGTCGAGAGAGTTCGACGCGATGGCATTACCGTTGGTCACCAGAGGCGTGACGGTGTACTTGCCGTTCACCGAGATCGCCTGCAGCAGTTGCGTCAGGTTCGGGTAATCGGTGTAGTTGAGCGCCAGCGAATCGGCCACGCCAGGCGCAGTCACGTTGATGGTGAGCTGCGTCGCCGTGGTCGACAACGTCGCTGCCGCGCCGGTACCGGTGTACTGGATCGTGAACTTGCCGATCGCGCCGAGGGTCGGGCTGACCTCCTGCTGGAGGTTGTTGAATGCATCGAGCGTCTGAACGGTGACGACGAAGCCGCCACCGCCGGCCGAGATCGACATGCTGATGCTGTTCATCGCCACGCCGTACTGCAGCGAGGTGAACACGAACGGCGCCGTGGTCAGCGACGACTGCGTCGAGCTGTTGACCTTGTAACAGACGATCTGTTGCGCGCCCGTAGGGATGCGAGGATCGTTGCCCGGGTTGGCCACCATCGCAGCGGCATCGACGAGGTCGCCGCTGGTGTAGAACGCCTTGACCGCCGCCGGCGTGAGGAACGAGTTGACGGTGCGCGGCTTACCTTGGTCGGCTTCTCCGATCAGACCCACGATCCCGAGACCTGAGAGCGTCGTGTTCTGGAACTGTGACGCGTCGATCTTCGTGTACGCGCCGGGGCGGACGATGACTTGACCATTGAATAGGACCTGCTGTGTCATGTGCGCTCCTCAGTGGTCCTTGAAAATCGCGTCGAAGTCTTCGGTGGTAGCGACGCGGATGGTGGTGTGCGCGAGCATGCTGGCCTGCATGATCGGGTTGTCGATGCCGGCGAAGGAGAAGTAGGCTGCGATCGGCATCGCACCAGGCTTCTCGGCGTACGGGATCTGCTTCGCGATGTTCTCGGCGACCTCTTCGTGCG